CTCCGAAGGTTTAGTATTTGAAGATACTTGGGCATCTGGAACTCTTTACCAAAAGGGTGATGTCGTAACGTATGGTGGTTACACATATATTGCCGAGCAAAACTCAACTGGTGTAGCTCCAAATACAGACACTGCATACTGGAAAGTTCTAACAACTGGTTATCTTTCACAAGGTGATTATAATTCTGCCGAGGTATATGAACCAGGAAACACCGTCAAGTATGGTGGTCACACATATGCATGTAAGGTTACTACCAATAATGAAGTCTTAAACCTTGCTTCTGCTAGTGGCGATGGAACTACTGCTACTGCTGTTTTCCAAGCTACTCAACCATCCGCGCCATATGGAATTGGTGATGTAGTTATTGTTGCTGGAATTTCGGAAGCTGCATACAACGGAACAGTTAGAGTAACCGCTTGTACAACTACTGGATTCTCTTATGCATCTGCAGCTTCTGCAGGTGGAGCAACTGGCGGAACTGCAACATATACTCCAGTTCCTACCAACACAAGATTCTGGGATCTAGTTGTTGAAGGTTTCAACTGGACTGGTCAGTGGAATGCTAACTCAGTATATCAACTAGGAGACGTTGTTAATAGAAACGGTAACTCCTATGTTTGTATTACTTCAAATACTCTAGGCGCGGCAACTGCACCTGAACTTGATTCCAATGGTAATTATTGGAACTACTTGTCACAGGGTGGTGACGCTGCACAGGTTCTACAAGATATTGGTGACCTGATCTACCAGGCTGCTGGTGGTATTAACAGAATTGCACTTCCTGCTGGTTCAACTGGAACTGCGGCAGAACAAGCAGAAGCAAGTGGTCAAATTCTAACTGTTGGTGGTTCACCTCTCCTCCCAAGATGGGAATCAAATAATGCTACTTCACCAATTTATTATGTAACTAAAGAAGGTTCTGATGCAAATAACGGCAGAAGCATTTCTAGAGGTTTTGCTTCACTACGTTATGCTTGCGATAAGATCGCTTCACTTACTGGTTCAGATGCACCATCTGCTGCAAATCCAATCACGATTTATATCAAAGCAGGTGTTTATGACGAAATTCTACCAATCACCGTTCCAGCGCATGTATCTCTTGTTGGTGATAACCTAAGAACTTCCATCATTCAAGCAGCATCTGGCAATTCAAATATGCAGGCATTGGTGCTTGCATCTTCACTACAGCATGTTAAGTACGGTGATGTCATCACTAACGCCGCAGAAACAAAAACTGCGAAAGTTCTGGATACCGACTATGCAAACAACATTCACCTCCTCAATATTTCAGGTGGAGAATGGGATGTATCAGATAAGTATCTAGATGTTGTAAGTCACCAGTCTTCAGATGCTAAGAATCTACTAGATGCAAACAGATTGTTTATTGCTCATGAAGCATGGCATAGACTGCAAGCAGTTGACCCAATCAACACTCCAGTTTCTGGAGTTGAAGCAACAGTAAAATCAAGACTTGCAGAATTTGTTGATGCCATGGCATTCAACGTTAAGCATGGTTCTAATAACAAAGTTTATGATTACATTGTTGATCGTTTAGGTGGTAATGCAATTACTGCAACAGGTCCAGAAGACCGTTCATTGGTTGCTTATATTGAAACCATTGCAATCCAAGTTATCAGAAATGAGACTGTTCCTGTAACTTCTGGAAACCTCCAAACTCAAGTCAAAGACTTGACGATTACTCAAGATGTCAATTCACCTGCTTGTGCAACTCAAGCATCTGCAATCTCAACCTTAGTTGGAATTTTTGATACTGCAATTCAGGCAGGTAGTGTAGCGGCAATCACTAAAACACTACCATATGTTGATATCAGTTCTATTTCTACTAGAACTAATGCAGAATCAACAATGCTATACGTTGGTTCTCATACAGTAATTAAGGATATCATTTTCCAGGGAATGAGCGGATTTGCTCCATCTGGAACTAATGATAAGGATCTAGATACTGCTACAATCAAAGGTGTATATCTAAGACTTGATCCTGATTCCCCAATTTCTAAGTCACCATATATCCAAAACTGTGCTGCAATTGGCGGTGCTGCTATTGGTGTAATGATTGATGGTGGAGTTCACAGTCACTTTGACAACACTTCAACACCATCTAACAAGTCAATGGTGTTTGACTCTTACACACAGATTCTTGACAATGGTGTTGGTTTCTATGTAACTAGAGGTGCTGCTTCTGAGATTGTATCCTGCTTTACTTACTACGCACATATTTCATACTCCTCAACTAGAGGTGGTAAGATTCGTGCTGTTTCTGGTAACTCTTCTTATGGTAAGTACGGTTGTATCTCTAGAGGATTTGACGCTACCGAAGCAACTATTGATGGTAGGGTTAAGGGTCTTAAGTTAGAATTTGATCCCCAACAACCAAAAGATGGTTCGTTTACAAACGGAGAAAGAATTGTTGGTGGAACTTCAGGTGCTGTAGGTGAACTAATTAATGCTCAAGAAGGCGTTAGTAAAATTTACTTCTTCCCAATTACAGGATCGTTTGTTCAAAATGAGACTGTTACTGGATCTTCATCTGGAGCATATGTAACTCTATCCAATAATACAAGTGCTCTAGAAGGTCAAAAAGGATTCATTCTTACAGTTGAAGGTCTATCAGCAGCTCCAGACCAAGGTGGTTCTGTTGAACTTCAAGATAATGGAGTTAATAATGATGCTGGATCATACGTTATTTCAAACTCTAGTTATACCGCTCCCGATGGCAGAGGTACACTTACAGTTGAAAGAGGTAAGTTAGCATCATCTCCAGCATCACATACTGGTACTACAAACTTTGATCTATTCGGTTTTGTTGATGTAGCATCTCCAAGTCTTGCAGGTCAACCAACAACACTGGATACTACAGTTGATGATACAACAACAACACTGAATGTCAACCAAGTTTCTGGTATGACAGGAACCAGTTATATCATCATCGGAACTGAGATGATGAAGATTACTGGATTTGGTGGTGGTACTCAAATTGATGTTGAGCGTGGTGTTGAAGGAACTACTGCTTCATCTCACGCAGCAACTTCAAATGTAACTGTTCTTTCAAGTAAGGCAGTTGCTCACGATGAAATTATTGAAGACTTTGATGCTGCATCAACAGCAATTAGAATTGCTCAAGCAAACGTTATTGTTAAAGCACAAGACTACATTAAAGTAGATAATGAATTCTTCCGCATTACTGTAGTATCTCCAGATGCAACTGGTATCGTAACATTATTCTTCTCAGACGAGAAGGTAATTGCTGCTGGTGATGGTCAGGACTTTAAGATTCGCTATCGTTACTCTCAAGTTAGACTAACCGCTCACGACTTCCTAGATGTTGGTACTGGTGATAAGGCAAATACTAACTGGCCTTTCCTACCAAATTCACCAAATGTTCCAGACCAGGAAACTGACGAGGATCGCCCAGGTCGTGTTTACTATGTTTCTACTGACCAAGACGGTAACTTCGCGGTTGGTAAGTACTTCAGAGTTGAACAGGCAACTGGTAAAGCAACCCTAGACGCTTCTGCGTTTGACCTTTCTGGTCTATCAACCTTGAGACTGGGTGCTATTGGTGCTCAGTTGGGTGCAACTATTGATGAATTCTCAACTGACGTAACTCTATCTCAAAATAGTAACGATAAAGTTCCAACACAAAGAGCAGTTAAGACATATGTTGACGCTCTAAGTGGTGTTGTTGGAGACTTCTCTGTTGCAGGTAACCTAACTGTTAATGGTACTACAACTTCAGTTCAATCAGTTACTGTTGAAGCAAAAGATCGCAACATTACTCTAGGTAATGTTTCCACTGGAACCTTCTCTGGTGATGTTACTGGAAATACAAACCAGATCACTAATATTAGTGATACTACAAACCTAGCTCCTGGAGTAGTAATTACTCTAACTGGTGCTGGTAGTTCAAACGTTACTCTTGCTGCAAACGTAAAAGTTACTGCAGTTAGTGGAACTACGGTAACGATCTCTGAAAACTTCGGTGGATCAGATTCAGTTCAAGGTGCAACATTCAGTACTGGTGGTGCGACAGACTTCACTGCAGACACTGGTGGTATTACCATTCTTGGTACAACCAACAAAGAAATTTCCTGGTTGTCTTCTAATAATGCATTCAATATTTCCGAGAACGTCAATCTTGCTAATGGCAAGAAGTTGATGATTAACGGATCTGAAGTTGCAACTGAGACCACTGTACTAGGATTTAGTTTCAGTACAGATACTACTCTCGGTGGTGCATCTCCAAGTAATACACTTGCTCCTTCACAAGCAGCAGTTAAGTCTTACGTGGATGCTGCAGACCGTGTAACCGCAATCAATTATTACCTAGCGGCAATTTGATTGCGATATAAATAAATAAGTAAACCAAACAATTTGATCTGTAAACAGGGAGAGACCCATGGCTTCAGGAGTGTACTCAAAGGTAGACGTTTCTAACGCTACTACATGGACAGCAGTTGTTGCTGCTCCAGCATCAGGAACAAAAGTAACGACATTAAACATCGTTAACCGTACTGCAAGTGCAGCAACAATTCGTGTTGCGCTTGCATCTGCTGCGGGTTCTGTAACCGATGCAGACTGTATTGAATATGATGTTTCTCTCCCTGCTAACGGAGTTTTGGAAAGAACTGGTATTGTTTTAGACAGCAGTAACGGTCTTCATGTTTATTCAAGTATTGCTGGTCTTAGTGCTGTCGCATACGGTATTGACGGCAATTGATATCGTTCGTTTACAATAATATAAGGTTTATCACAAATGGCAAGAAAACTTACAACCCAGCCAGCGGTAAATGCCGTAAGGACGATTGATCCTTTCCACCAACCTTGCTTTACTACTTATAGTTATGAGTATTCTGGAGGTGGTGGTGGATTCATTTCATATGACCATAACTTGAATGTTACTGCAATTAATAAAGGAGACGGTGGTGCTTCTTATGGCATGTGGAGAACGTATACCACTGCAGGTTATGAGTTTTTTGATGCTTGGGCAAACACAGAATATAATGAAACTACATCTACTGCTTCAACTCACAGTCAACGTGCAAGTCAAACAAATCAAGTTGGATATCTAGGTCACCAAAGGTTTACTTCTTCTTCTGCTAGAACACAGACAGGTTCTTGGCCTGTAGGTGGATCAGGAGCTAGTTCCTATAGAGCAAATGCATTCCGTGATTGCTTGGTTATCGCTGGTGAAACTCATCAAGATTATGCAATTTTTGGACATCATAACGGTGGTACTGGAACTAGATTCACTGTTCATGAAAGATCTGCATCAATGTATTATCATGCATTTAACCATGATAATGGATCTGAATGTAATATTCCAATTAAAGAATCTGGATACGAGGGAATGTATGGCACTGGTTGCTATAACAAGAAGACTAAACAACTTCTTATTATGGAAACCAATACATCTGGAAAATTCAAACCAGTTGTTTGGAATAATGTTCCAGATTTAAGAGCACTATCACACTCCGATGGTGCATCATATGCAAACGTAGATGAGCGTTATACAGCATATAATGAATCCAATACCTTCATGCAAGCGTATTTTAATACAGATTCCAATGCTGATTATGCTACTTATGAAACAGGTCCTACCACAACACTAAACAATTATAGTGGTGCTGCTGAAACATTTTATAGAGGAATTCCAGTCCTTCATGATAATGGCATGATTTCATATTTTGTATACATGCCAGGATATGGATCTTACTTCACTCAATGGGACGCATCTGGTACATGTCAACAAGAACTTCGTAGATATAACCATGGTCAAACATCATATGGTTATGAACAGGGTGCATCTTATGGAGTAAGATGGCAATGTAGTACCGATGGAAGATATGTTTGGGCATTTGCACCAACATATTACTATGGTTCGGGATGGACTAGTATCTTTATGAGAGTTTCTGACGGTAAGTGGTTATACTTTGATTACAATGACACTACTTATGGATACCAAACTTGTCCAATTGGAAAATCAAGTATTTTCCTCAACTTAACATATAACACTGATGGTGGTCATGGAATGTATCATACCGTTCATGACTTAGATTATGAGTTTAGCAGAAGAGCTAATGGATCTGAATGGAGTAATTTCTTCAATGAGTCATTAACTCAAACTATTGATACTGCATACAATAGCACTTCATATCCTGGATTGATTCCTGCTACGTATGATACTTCTTTATTCACAACTCCTCATCTTGCAACATCTCTTCCAGATGTTCAATATTGATAGTTAATTTACTAACATAAAACCAATGGCATTTTTAGTTTACAGCTTACCCTCTAAGCAAGTCGTCTTTGCTGGTGATACTAAACCCGTATGGGCAGATGATTCAGTTGAATTGGATGGAGAAACTATTCCTACTTATAAAGTATTTGAGCAGGATTACAATCCCTCCGAAGTTGCTATCACTTCTTTAAAATTATCCGAAGACGGTAACTCTTTAGTAAATGCCTATCCAGGAAAAACTGTAGCAGAACAAAGAGCAGTATTTGATGCTGATAAAGAAACCGAGCGTCTAGAAGAACTGAGAAGCACTATTAGAAGAACAATCAAAGCTACATGCAGAGATTTGCTTGATACTCCAGATTTTAAATGGAAAATTAAAAAAGCAAAAGAAACTGATGCATTTAATGGTAATAGCAATGCACTGACTGCTGTGTATGAAGAAAGAAAAGCAATTAGAGATAAAAATAACGAGTTGGAAACAAAATTAGATAATACTTCAACTAGTGAGTTGGAGAATTTTGATTATGAAGGATATGGTTCGGAGATTACGGGATCTATTCCACCTGCATAATATTTTATAAATATCAAAGAAGATACTACCTCCAACATTATAAAGGCATATAGAAATGGCTAGACGCATTACAGAAAAGGCAAAAGTTTCAGCACAAAGAACGATTGACCCATGGTCTCAACCATGCTTTGCCTCATATACCTGGGAGCATAGTTCTTATGGTGGTGGTTGGATGTTGTATGATCATAAGTTAAACTGCATCGCAACATTGAAAGGCGATGGCAACCAAGCATACAGTTCTTTTAGATCTTATACCACTGGTGCTACGGAATTCTGTGATGCGTATGCATCTGCCGAATATCAAGAAACTACTTCCCATGCTTCTACTAGTAGTAGAAGACCTGGAATGACTAATCAAATTGGATATCTAGGTCACCAAAACTTTACTCCAGCAGCTACTAGATGGGGTAACACTGGTGGATGGATGTGTGGAAACTCTGGACAGAACTATAGAGGACATATGTTCAGGGATGTTATTCCCCTTCCAAATGAAAAGTATCAAGATTATGCAGTTACGCTACAGCATAATGGTGTTACTGGTACATTGATTAATTGTATGCCTAGATCGGCAAACCTCTATTATCACTATGCTCTTCATGATCATAGCTGGAGATGTAATATTCCCATTCAAGAATCTGGATACCAGGGAATGTATGGTGCTGGTTCATATAGAAGAGATAAGAACCAACTTCTTGTCATGGAGACTTCTGGTAGTTATACATTCAGACCTGTTCTTTGGTCCAATGTTCCTGACCTCAGAGAAATTTCTGAGAAAGGTGAGAATGGAGTTTATAAAGATATGCCAGAGCAATATGCTGCTCGTGGACAATATGATAATAGACTTCAAACATATTTTAACGATAGTAATAATGCTGATTCCACATACTATGATATCTCCACTACCGCTAGTAACAATTACTCTAGTACGGGTGAATGCAATTATAGAGGAGTTGCTCATTTATGTGATGATGGGCAGATTTATTTCTTCCAGATGACTCCTGGTGATGGTGCTATCCTTCACCACTGGACTGCTGATGGAACATATCAAGGTGTTATCTTGCACCAAGAACATAATAATACTTCATATGGTTATGAACAGGGTGTGTCATATGGAGTAAGATGGCAACAAAGTTCTGATGGAAGATATATTTGGTCTTACTGCCCCGCATATTACTATGGTGCAGGATGCCATATTGTAGTTACAAGAGTTAAGGACGGAAAGTATCTCTCATGGTGGACTTCTGATACTAGTTACGGTCGTCAAATGGCTCCAATTGGTAAGTGTAGTATGTTGGTTACTGTTGATTATAATGCTGATGGTGGAGCTGGATTGTACAATAATGTTATTGATCTAGAAAAGAGATTTGCAACTCTAGATAATGGATCTAATAGTTTCAATCTAGATACAAGTTGGCTTACTCAGTTAGTTGATACTCCATCTAATACAACTTCATATCCTGGTATGATTCCATTGATGTATGACACTTCATTGTTTACTTCAGAAACTGAGTTGCTCAGCACTTATTGGAGAGCCCAATAAGTTACTTTAGACTAAATACAATATATAAGCATAAAAGGATTCAATACCCATGTTCGTACTTTACGATTTAAGCCAAGATAGAGTTGTTCAAATTTCTGATGTACAAATTGTAGATCCAGAACAATTTGCAAATCAGTCAACGGTTCGTTATAAGTGTGTAGAGACTGATATTGATTTATCGGAGAATTTGATTGCGGCACTGAGGTTAGACTCGGATGGTGAAACTATTGTCAATGCATACCCTGGTAAAACTAAAGCTGAACAGCGTGAATTAAACGAAGCGGCTGATTTAGCAGCTACTGCTGCAAGAAGAAAAGAAGAAATTGAAAGGGGTATTAGAGCAGAAGTATTTGCTAGATTGGAAAATCTAGATTGGAAAAATGAAAGAGCAGAAGAATTAGATTTTCTTTCTGGTAATAATGATGCTACCAAAGCAGTACAAGCAGAAAAGCAATTAATTAGAGATGCGGGAAATGCTCATATCCTTAAACTAAATGAACTTTCAACTATTGAAGAAATTAATGCATTTAAACCAAGAGTCTTCTAATTTTCAACTAATTGTTGATTTATAAATACCCATAGGAAACTATGGGTATTTTTTATGGCTCAGCCTGCAAGTAGGACCGAGCTAAGGGACTATTGTCTTAGACAGTTAGGGTTCCCAGTTCTGGAAGTCAACGTAGACGACGATCAAATTGATGATGCGATTGATGACGCACTTCAATACTATCGCGAGCGTCACTACGATGGCGTTGAGCATATGTATCTCAAGCATCTGTTTACTGCTGCAGATGAAACTAAGTTTGAAACTTCCGATACTGTAACTACAGTTAATGGAACTGATTGGGAAGAAAGAAATAGATATATTGATATCCCACCTCATGTCATGGGTATCTCTAGAGTTTTTGGACTTGCAAGTAATGCAATCAGAAACAATTTATTTGGTATTGAGTATCAAATTTTTCTAAACGATCTATACGCAGTCGGTTCTCTTGACATGCTTAACTATTATATGGTTAAGCAATGGATGGAAACTATTGATATGGTTCTGAACAATGGATCGTTTGTTCAGTATAGATTTAACCAACGTCAAGATAGATTATATCTAGATGTTGGTAAAGATATGCTTGATGAAGATGTATTTGTAATTATTGATTGCTATAGAGCATTAGATCCAGAAACCTTTACTCAGGTTTATAACGATCCATTTGTCAAGAAGTATGCAACTGCATTGCTCAAACGTCAATGGGGACAGAACTTAATTAAATTCAATGGTATTCAACTTCCTGGTGGTGTCAGCATGAATGGTAGACAATTGTATGATGATGCAGAAAAAGAAATCGCTTTGCTAATGGAGAAGTCCAGTAGCACATATGAATTGCCCCCAATGGATATGATCGGATGAAAAAGGTTTACTTCCCACAACATGGCGGAAACAGGACCGAACAGAATCTCGTACAAGATCTCGTGGACGAGCAAATCAAATTGTTTGGTGCTGATGTATTTTATATACCTAGAACCCAATTAGTAGATAAAACTTTGGGTGAAATTATTCAGTCAGAATTCAATCAAAGTTACATGATTGAAATGATGCTGGTTAATGTAGAGGGGTTTGGTGCTGGTTCTGAGTTCGTAAGTAAGTTTGGACTAAGAATTACAGATGAAATTACTTTTGTAGTTTCACGTAGACGATGGGAACAATCTGCAAATCCTGCTTTAAACCTAGCAGTAGATGGCAGACCTAATGAAGGAGATCTAGTTTACTATCCTCTAACAGAAGATATATACGAAATCAAATATGTTGAAAGAGAACAACCATTCTTCCAACTGGGAAAACAGTATTTTTATATTCTTACTGCAGAGCTCTACGAGCAAGGCGCGGACAAGTTTGACACAGGACTTGACGAAATTGACGATATTGAAAGAGAGTTCAGCAACATCACCACCCTTAATCTTGGTCTTACTACCAGACAACAAGCTACTGGAACAGTTAGCGTTGATTCAGGTGGTTCAATCATTGGAGCAAATGTAACTCTTGCTGGCACTGGATACAATACAGCACCTTCAGTATCTGTCTCAGGTGGTGGTGGAGTAGGAGGAATTATTGAATCAACTATTCAGGATGGTGGTGTAGTATCTTTATCAGTTGTCAATGGAGGATCTGGATATTCTTCAAATCCAACCATTACCATTGATGCTCCACCAGAAGCAATTAACTTTATTAAAGATGAGCATGTCGTAATTGGAGGATTTGTAAATCAGGGTTCTAATAGAAACTGGACATCATCCAATAGTGTAATTACTGTAACTGCACTTGGTAATTTTGATCCAAACTTTGCAACAACAACTCAAACTAAGTATTTCTATTGGAAGTTTGAAGACACACGAATCTCTTACGTGTACACATACAATGGTACTGATGCAACTACAGTTCCTGGTTTCTTCTATTACGATACAGCAAACTTACAGTATGTAATCAATGCATATACTGATACCAGCACTAGTGGTCAAAGAGCATCAATGTATGATCTCACCAGTGCCACAATCGCGGAAGTTGCAGATTGGAATGGGGTTGATTATACCCTAGAGGTTATGAACCGTACAGGTAACTTCATTGATGGTGACATGATTCGCGGAGTTGAATCTAATGCGATATATACATTAGGAACATTCTCCACAATTAATAACACAAGCACTGAATTTGATCAGAATCAATCAATTGAAGATGGTGCGGACGATATTATTGACTGGGGTGAAAGAAACCCCTTCGGTGAATTTGGTAATTTTACAGGTAGCTTCTGATGTTAGGAACACAATTTTATAACGAAGCGGTTAGAAAAACCGTAATTGCTTTCGGAACATTATTCAACAACATTGAACTAAAGAAGACTGTTGATGGTCAAACAATTGAGACTGAAAAAGTCCCACTTGCTTATGGTCCTAAGCAGAAATTTCTTTACAGACTTCAAGGAAATACTTCCGATGGTAGGAAAGTAGCAATTACTCTACCAAGAATTTATTTTGAAATGACTAGTATTGATTATGATGGCGCAAGAAAAACTGCTGCACTACAAAAATATAAAACAGTTATTGATGATAACGGTAACGAAGTAAAAACTCAGTATGTTCCTGTTCCATATAATATAGGATTTGAAGTAGGTATTATCGCCAAGTCGCAAGACGATGGTTTGCAGATTATGGAACAAATTTTACCATTCTTCCAACCATCTCTAAATGTCAGTATTAAATTCATCCCAGACATGAATGAAGTTAGAGACGTTGCGTTTGTTCTAAACAGCGTGAACATGGAAGATGATTGGGAAGATGACTTCACTACAAGAAGATCTATTACATATACATTATCATTTACCGCTAAGTCTTACATCTATGGTCCTTACACCAAGGCAGATGTTATTCGCAAGGCACGTGTCATTGAAACCATTGGAGACGCTGAAGTTAATAAGCGACATGTTGAATTGTCATACACTCCAAAAGCAACTGTTGATTACAATCAAGACGGTCAGGTTGATGCTGCCGATGATGCATTCGTAACAGCAGATGATGACTTCGGATTTAATGAAGGGATGGAGTTCTTATGAGTTTAGAAGAGAACATGGAAGACATCCTTAACATTGATGCTGAGGTTGTAGAAAGCAAGCCCAGCAAACCTGTTCCACCTAAAGTGGACAAGGATGATCGCACTAAAGACTACGAGTATACTCGTGGTGAATTATACTCACTCATAGATCAGGGTCAGGAGGCGGTCAGAGGCGCTTTAGAGGTCGCTCAGGAGTCAGGGCACCCAAGAGCATATGAAGTCGCTGTAGCGGCAATGAAGCACGTTG